GGACACATACAAGGGTGCTACAGTATTGGAGGCACAAAAGGGCGCCTATTATACACCAATCACGGCGTTGGACTTTGCAAGTCTGTACCCATCCATTATGATGGCTCACAATCTGTGCTACTCTACTCTAGTCATGGATCCAAAGTATGATAATCTACCTGATGTGGAATACGAATCGTTTGAAATTGGTGAAAAAACATATAAATTTGCCCAAAATGTTTCAAGTTTGTTGCCTGTGGTTTTGCAGGAACTAAAACTGTTTAGGAAACAGGCTAAAAAGGACATGGCAAATGCAACGGGTGAGATGAAGGCAGTATATAATGGAAAGCAGTTGGCCTACAAAATCTCTATGAACTCTGTGTATGGGTTTACAGGTGCTGCAAAGTTTGGAATATTGCCTTGTGTTGCGATTGCATCAACTGTGACATGCAAAGGTCGAATGATGATTGATGATACTAAACAAAAAGTGGAAGAAGAGTTTCCCGGTGCCAAGGTTAGGTACGGAGATACAGATTCGGTCATGATTGAGTTTGACGTCCAAGGTCGTAAAGGCGTTGAAGCAATTGAATACAGTTGGGAGTTGGGAGAAAAGGCGGCTACTATATGCAATGACCTATTCAAGAAACCCAACGATCTGGAACTGGAAAAGGTCTATTGTCCGTATTTCTTGTATTCAAAAAAGCGGTACGCCGCCAAGATGTGGATCAAGAATAGGCAAGGTGAAATGATAATGGATCAAGTAGATATCAAGGGGCTCCAAGTTGTTCGTCGAGATAACACACCCTTTGTTCGAAAGGTATCACTTGAGGTATTGGACATGATTCTCGATAGCGATGATCCCGAAAAACCCAAGAAATACGCTCACACAAAAGCCCTCGAATTATTGGATGGTCATGTACCAATGGAAGACTTGATCTTATCACAAAAGTTGTCAGACAAGTACAAGTCTGACAATCTACCGCACGTCCAAGTTAGAAACAAGATGAGAGAACGTGAACCTGGTTCAGAGCCAAAATCGGGTGATAGAATTCCCTTTGTCCTAATCAAAACAAAAAATAACAAGGCCAAGGCATTTGAAAAGAGTGAAGACCCCAAATGGGTCAAAAAGAAAAACTTGCCCATAGATTATTGGTATTATTTCGCCAACAAGTTTATAAATCCCGTGTGTGATATTCTGGAACCTTTGGTAGAAAACCCTAAACATGAGATATTTGGTGATTTGATCTCACAAGAACCCGTGAGAAATGTTGCCAAAGGTCAAAGACAAATTGATGATATATTCAAAAAATTCGAAGATAAAAAATAGAGACATTTATATAACAAGTAGAAATGGATATCACCCAACAGATCAAGGATTTGATTGAAACCGAGGTGGAGCGTCGAGTTAATGAGAGAGTATCATCGTTTGCCGAGGTTATATCAAAAAAATATCATATTCCACTGCGTTCAATATTATTAGATAGTAATATTAATGTAAAAGGGAATGGTACATGTCTAGGAACAAAACCAGATGGCAAAAGATGTAAAGTTTCGGGCAAGTATAATGGATATTGTAAACGACATATGGAACAATTTAAACCATTGAAGCGTGTTGTATCCGCGGAAAATATAGTCAAACACACACATCCAATAATGAATCCGATTTTTCTCAAGGGATGTCCGGCATGCGAACCATGTAAAGCAAAAACTGGAAACATACTTATAGGTTTGTAATTATATATATATAATGAGTAGATCGGAACTTTTATTGACTTCAATAGATACATTTTACAATGACCCCAAACATTCAGAATTTCTTAAAAATATGCTTACCAAAAAAATAGGGCTATCTCTAAGAAAACTTGAATGGTTTATCACAGATTATTCTAAAAAAAACAATGTTAATTACACGGCAAGTAATGGTACCATTTTCCCAGTCCATTGTGCATACAAGTCCAGTTTGGATGGATATAGTAAAAAATTATTTGATCCTTTTTGTAGAACAAACAAGATTGAATATAATATTCCAAATAGTACTATAAAAATTAAAACCTCGGTTGCACAATTGAATTTTATCAAGTGGTGTATTCAAAATAAAATTATCGAATATATCATGAGTAATAATGACAAGTTGAGTTATTGAGTTGATGTAAATAGTAATTTAGCAACTCCATTATTTATACGTAATACATTATAAGATTCTGCATACACTCTGAAATCTCTATTTGATTTCGAAGGCATAAAATTGACATTTAAACTTATGTGTTGTACACGACTCATATTTACTTGCCCCATAGGGTATAGAGTATTTAAAGGGTTGTCTAGACCAAAATCATACTTGCATATGTTTTCAACAAAGGGTACTTTGAACTCCTGTTCGTTTTGAAATGCATAGCCCAAACGACCATCGCCCGTTATGGGCAACAGTGTCATCAACTGTAAAGGTCCTTGGCGACATTCATTAATATTTGTAATTTGGTAGGGTAATGTTGTATCATAGCTTAGGGTTTGTACGGACGTTAGAAATTGTTGATCTGCGATTTCGCGGGGAATTATAATTTCACTGTTGAACTCCAATTGTAAATCATATATTTGTGAAAAATATGGCCAATCAGTCGTGTTTTTCATAAAAACACCCTTGTCTAAATAATTGCCCACCGTTATTTCAATCTGTTGTGAATTAATGTCGATACGGTTATTGTATGTCCACCACGGTACGGCGGATTTATACCACCACCACCAATTTGGATTACGGTCATTTATATCTGAAACTGTTATATAATAATGACCATTCGCCCCGTCGATACCTACTGGGTGGACTTCGTTATCAAATGTAAAGTCATATGTATTATATGGATTCTCTGTATAAGCTCTCGTATTGGTCGCAGCACGTTTTATTGTAACAGTAATCCTTAACCAATCATATTGATGTATCGCCGCCCACCAGTCTGGATTTGTGTTTCCATTCGTATCAACCTCTGAAAATATCATGTATTGTTTAGCCGATATTGGTCCAATTTGTGGATCAGCAAAGTTGGATGTTAAACTAACTGTTTTTCCATCAACAGTTTGTGGTTTAATCCATGTCATGAATCCTGCGGTGATATTTGACGATATTTGGGTTTCTGAAGAAGCATAACTTCTTGGTTCCAGGTTCCATGGTGTAGATACCCACGAATTACCTGCGGTAGTTGGATCAGAGTATCGAACATTATATGTTATCTGTGAAGACTCTTTACCCTTGTTTAATTGTCTTTGTGCATTATTGGGTCTAATTTTAAACAAATAGTCTGTAGTGTCTGGAGTATAGTTGAACCACTGATTCCCATACCATCCACTTGGACTACCATCTCTCGGTGTCTTTGCATATTCTTCATTCTGGGTAATGAAATATAAACGATTTATATTGTTATTAAACTCGAGTTGAAATGTTTGATTGTTATAGTAATCTTTCCATATACTTGCGTAATTCTGTCTAAAATCTTCAAAAACCATATCTGTGTATGATTTATCAAATTCCTTTTTAGGAACCTTGAACTCGTTCAATTGGACTTGTTTTATAACCATATCCACCGGTCGATGAATAATATAATTAAGTTCTGGATCCCCAAGGAATGCATATTCAATTTTCAAACGAACATTTGTCATTTTCTTAACTTTTGGATCAATTCTTGAATCTGTTGTGTCTATTTTCCCATATACATTGTACAAGAGTGAATGATAATCTCTAAACTTTATATTTATTCCAAATTCTTGTTTGTTTATAGCACACATGGGTAATGCCTTGTTAAGATTATCCGAAAATCCAAATGGTAATAGCATAACATGCTTTCTTGGATAAAGACCATCAGTTTTTAAAGCATCAAGATTATATTGTTGACCATATGGAAACCATATATTTGAAGTTGTAAATGCACTTTCTACATTTGCAGATTGTACATATGTATCCACACCCTCTACAATTGGTGGTAAATTGGCTTCCCATCCATTTGCTATATCTGAAACGTCATTTGTCGCCAATGGATTATGATTTTTCAACATGAAATCATCTGTAATTCCCATTAATCGTGAATTGAGAGCCCTATCTGATTCCGAAACAGTTGTTCTGGTGTGCAAGTAAATATACTCGCCCGAAAAACTTTCTACAACTTGATTACCAATTGTTAATTCAACACTTTCAATTGTTGCGGGCCCTGCATTATTAACATAACCATATTGAGGTGTAAATCCAGTATATTTGTAAATTGAATACTTGTCTACCGGCCATGCGGGTGCATGCGTATCTATTTGCAGACTATACACATTAGAAACTACATTAGATGCCGGTATTTCTATTGCCTGGATGAACCCATCAATTTCAAGTACCTGTGGGGTTAATGCATCTACAATATTAATATCAGTCATTTGAAATGAAACATTACTGTATATATTAGAAGTACTTTCTAGAATCAAAACACCCTTGTAAGAATCCGGTTGATCACTACGTAGTTTCAATAATTGATTAGAAACTGTCGTACTACCACTTTCATCAACAACAGGAAAATACAACTTTGTTGCCCTACTTGGTATATAATTGGAATCTGTACCAAATGACCCCATTACATTTGATGAAATTGCACTTGCTGTCGAAAGCAAATTACTGTAAAACCCCGGCGTGTAATTAAAGGTCTCGTGTTCCGCAACCGCAGTTTTTACTGGAACAACTGGAGCTGCTATGTCAATTGCTGGTAATTCAAACTCGAGTGTTGCATTTGTTATCAGATCACCGATTCTTGGTATTGTAAACTTGTTTGTACTACCAAATTCAACTGTAGTGTCCTCATCTACATTATAGGTTTCCATTGCGAAATTACTATGTTTTTTGAAATGTGAAACAAATGTAGACAGTTCAGGTTCTGCTACATTTTCTCCTGTACCATATGTTGCTAATTGTAATAACGATTCAGCTGACATTGTTATTATACTAGTTTATTATTATCTATAAATAACATTCCTGCAATACCACTTCTAAACTGTAGTATGTTGTATGATCGCGCATATACTCGCACGTCCAAGTATTCTACATTAGTTTGCCTCATATTGGCAAGTTCTAAAGTAAGTTTTTGATTTACTATTCTACTCATATTTACCTGTCCAGAGGGGTAAGGATTTTCTGGAAATAATGCAAAACTATAACTTGCTGCGTTATTTGAACTTACGCGGGTATGTTGTTTTCTTGCTAAATTGTATAAATAACTACTCGTTGTAGTTTCACCATTTGTTCTATTGCTTTCATTAAAACTCAGATCTATTGATTTTAGCCATGTCTGTGTAGGGTTTGTAAAAACATCCGCACCAGTGCCAGATTTTGTCAGTGAATCTAACCTATAGTTATAGTAGTCGTCCCTATCAACGTGATGGCTATCCTGAACGATGAAAAACATTTCCTTGACGGGATTGATAAAGTTTAGATCTATAATATTAGTCATTGGTGTAGAATCATCATATGCTTCTGCAATGGGGCTGTTATTCGTTAATCTCTCTTCAAACAACTGGTTTTGGACGACTGGATAGTTTATTTGAGTTTTTTGTAAATATGATGCAACAGGTCCATCTAAATAAATGTATTCGGTTGGAACCACTGATTTTATAATGTTTGCATTGAGAGATTCATATATCTTATTTCTAAGAGGTTTATCTGCTATAAATTTATCTGTATAGAATAATCTATCAAATGAATCGGAATCATTTCCTCTATAAAACTTTCTAAGAGATATTTCCAATTCTACATCTTGATATAGTAATGATTGAATAGGTAAAGCCAGTGAATCATCTTGGGTAAATGTAAACGGTAGGTTTATAAGAACATTGAATGGATATTCATTTGGTACATTCAACTTTGTGAAATCGGTTTGGGCGACACCAAGACCTCCAACAGACGTAGTTAAACCTTGAGTCCATTTAAATGTATCTTGTTCGGTTTCAGATTTCCAATAACTGTTGTATATATTGATCATCTCTCCATTATATCTCTCAATTGTTTGACCACCAATCAACAAATCTGCATGGTCAATCATGGCAGTTCCAATTGAATTGGTATACCCAATACCATAGTATCTAACAGGATCAGTAAACAGAAATGAAACTTGCATTTGATTAAAATAGGTACTATCCCATACGTTCTCAGTCATTTGATATTCCGTCGCAGTATAATAATCCATAACATACCAACCCCATCGCGAAAAATAATTTTTTTGAAAAGAAGTTCCGCCAGATGGTTCATCAACCTTGGTTTCAACGACAAACTTTACTTCAAAGGTCCATCCTTCTGATTCATCCGGGATACCTGTAATTTCCCATATAGCTGTAGGCAAAAAGTTTGGATACAATTGTGAAAATAATTGTTGTCGTTTGTTAATTGTTTCGACTTGAATATAAATTTTACGTTCATTCGTATCTGTTATCTGATTAAATGCTTCTTTAACCGTATTGATTATATCACGAGATTCTCTAAAAGGAAAGTATGCCGTGCTTTGTGAGTTTCTGGTTGATCGTGAATTAAGTGACATCTGAAATAATGGGCTTAAATACATTTTGGATACTTGTTCCGGTAAACATATACGACCTGGATTGGGCCCTTGTTCACCCTCATATGCTGAGTTTGCTTCATTGTTAAATGAAATAAACTGCCATAATCTATTTGTGGAAGCTAAACCACCCAATGAATTATATTCAGTCATCATTCCATCTACATTGGGGAAATAAACAGTACATTCATCCGTGTTTGCAAATGTTTGGTGATATCTGTTTATAATGAAAGCATTCAATGCCGCATCTTTTACAGTTAACAAATACCACCCCCCATTGTTAGTTACTGCACTTATATTGTAATTTTGTGAATTGTATGATAAGGTTTCAGAATCTGTCGGATCTGATGTCTTTAAAAACAATCTAATTGG